TCTCAAACTTTTCATCGATTGTGGACATGGTTGCTCCTACGAATAAGACTGCGGTGTGATTTGCTATATTTATTTATAAATTAAAGACTTCTCAAGAAAGCCGCAAACGCGGAAATCTTTCTCTCTTGAAGTTCCATGGGGTTTGGCGCGGAATCAAGGGCATCCTTGATAGCATCGAATTGAGACTCTTTGAGTCTGCCATCGACCATAACCCACTCACGTCCCTCATAAATGCCTTCAACGAAAGCATCTGGGGCAGAAGGATCTGCTACGATATCCGCAGCAGTGGCAAGCATGAAGTCATCACCGACAACGTTGGTGGCACCTTCGCGCTTGATTGAACCGAGACCTCTAGAAGAGACTCCCAGTTGTACACCTTCGTCCAAAAGGGACTGGGCAATCTTACCCATTGGTGTATCGAGCAGCTTTGCTTTACCGATGAAGTTTGTACCTTCTGGTACAAGTTCAACGATCTTGTGACTTACTCTGTCAAGATTGATAGTCGGACCCTCGGGATGACCGAGTTCACCAAGAGCTCTGCCACGGTTGATAAAAGACTCCGTGTACTTATCGACTTCACGCTTCATGGTGCTGTACTTGTACATGCGACCATTACGGTTAGTCATCTCAGTTTGGAGAAAGATACCCTTGATAAAGGTATTCTTTTTACCATCAGATTCTTCGTGGAGAATCTCAATGGATTCAATCTCTTCCGTGATCAGTTTCATCAGTAGTTTCCTCTGGTTCTTGTTCAGTTTCGACTTCATCCTCTGCGGATGCCTCAGGTGTTTCCACCTCAGGTTCACCGTCCTCAGGTACATGCGGGAACATTGCCTGAGCAATGTCTTGCTTAGATGCGTCAACTGCCATAGCAGCTTTAACATTTAGCATGTCCTTCAATTTGGACAGCGCGTCAGCCTGGTCGTTGTTCCAAAGCAAATCAACGATGTCTCGTTCTTGTGTTGACATAATAAAACTTGACTATATTTTATTTATTAGATTTGTTACTTGACGGCGCGGGCGGGTTCTTGCCTGCTGGATCTGCGCCTGTTTCAGCTCTTGATCAAGGGCAGCGTTGTCCTGTTCCATATCCATAGCATTCTGATCCATTGCCACCTGGTCAAGTGGATCAATAATCCTACCATTCTTGATATCGTCATCCATTTGGACGTCAAGTTCTTCCATCTCGGTTTCTGATTGACCGAGGATCTGAGCTCTAACATACTCAGTAGAGAAGTAGCGACCCATGTAGGGTTCCATTTGGGCAATGACGCCGAGCTTCTCATTCAACATCTCAAGATTCTTGAGCTCTGTGAAGTGGTTATCATAAAGGTAGTCATATTGGATATGCTCCTTCATGTCTTCCCAATCTTCAGGAGCGATAACTCCTTTGAGGATCAGTTGAGTCTTGAGGATGTCATGGAATAGTTCGCTAAACTTCTTACGAAGCTTACCTACAAACTTAGTGAACTTCAGTTCATCGCGGAGAATCTCTGAGGATCTACCAAGGTTGAAACTGGTATTTGAATCGAGTCTACCAGCAGGTACGTTGAGCGCTTTGTACAGTTTAGTTTGGAAATACTGAATGTCAGTCAGTTCTCCGAGGTTCTGCCCGCCAGGAAGAGTAGTGATTTCTGTCCCGCGCCCTCCCTCGCGACGTGGAAGCCAGAAGTCTTCCATCATGGACATGTACTTACGATCGTCACGGATCTCACCAGTGTTGGCATCGTATACCAGCTTGTTGCGGTAACGACTCATCACCTCACGAAGGTATTGCTCCGCCTTTACCTTCGGCAAGTTGCCCACATCGATGTAGAAGATTCTACGTTCGGGTGCGCGGGAGATACGATAGATCACCAAGGAGTCTTCAATCATCTGAAGTTGATTGAGAACCTTGATAGCCTTGTGGAGATACGAGAGAACAATGTTCCTATTCGTATCCATGATTCCAGAGGTCACATAGGAAATAGCATCCTTAGCGATCCTGATACCAGTGTTCGCGGAAGTATTGTTGAGACCTTTGGGGTTGTAGAGGAAATATTCGTCGATCTTACCGAAGTCCAACTTCATGAACTCTTCGGTGTTCTGCGGACTCTTATTAATCTGCCTTACTTTTTTGATCTTCTGGGGATCAACATAGCGCAACTCCAGGATACCATCCTGGGGTCTATTCAGATCGATTACCTTATGATAATACAAACGCCCATCGATGTACCATCTGCGGAACATCTCATGGGCTTTAGTGTCGAATCCAATCAGGCGCTTGATATAATCAAACTCCGTGCGGATCAGATTCTTTACAGAGTCACTAACCTCAAGGTTAGAGAGCTCGATTTGTACAGGTGAATCGTTCTGATCAGTAACGATTGCCTCTTGAATAATATCCTCAATGGCAGAATCAACTTCTGGATGCATCGCCATAACGCGATACTTCTTAACCATGTCATATTCGGTCTTGAAGTTGCCGTCAAGATCGACATACTGACCATAGTAACCACCAGCGATAAAGCTAGTAGCGCCGTCCTCATTTGTAGGGGCAATGGGAGAAGGGGCACTCTTTGCCTTCTTCTCCCTTTCCCTAAATGAAAATCCAAAAAGTTCCGCCATTATATCAGGGGTGGACGTTATTCGTACTATTTAGTATAGCACGAGACGCCTCACTTAATCACTCACCTTCTCGATGAGATTGTTGCCACTACCACCGCCTGTGGTGAAGAACTGATATGCGAATTCAACGTCAAACTCTTCGTAAGAATCGTTATTGTCGTATGCCAGAGAGATCTGAGATACGCTGACGGGGAATGCGCCAATCAGTTTATACTCACGGATAGTCGAGAGACCACTGGCTCCAACCTTCTCACCAAACTTATCAAGTTGAAGTATATTGATATCTTGTAGAGTTGCGCCTGTGCCCGTCGCGGTGAGGGGAGCATCAGATCTATTGACGTCTACGCGGTTGGTAAGATCAATCCATCTCTCATAAGCACCACGAAGATCGAAAGCGTCGTCCATGTAGAAGGTAGCGGTCCAGGACTCGAAAGTTCTGTCGCCAGGCACCTTGAGAACTCTACCACGGAAGGGCAGTTCTACAGTTCCTACAGTGGAAGCAGGCAGAGCTGCCGACTTACACAGGTAGGACTCCAGCTTTTCGTCTGTCGGTTTCGCTTTTTCGGGGAATTCGTGATAGACTTGGAAAAGGTTAGGGCGTACGCCGCCCTTCACCTTTTGCTGAAAGTCTAGAATTCCAAGTTTGCTAAGTTCAGCCATTGTTTTTAATTACCTCAGGATCTGCGGGGGACTACTTCTTCAAATGCTACACCTGTGCGGGTAGCAACGAAGGTCAGCGTGATGAAGTTAATCGAGCGAGCGGGTTTGATGTAAATCTCTGCCACGAACTCGTTAGCATCAATCACAGCTGGTGTGTTGTTTGTCTCGTCGGCAACAACCAAGAAGTCGGTGATGCCTCTGCGTGCCTGAATGTCACGGAGGAAAGGTTCGACTGTGTTGTTGAAACCGTTACGAGTGAACTCGTCGTTCAGTTCAAACAGGACTCCCTTCGCAGCATTGCCGATTGTCTTCTCAACGACGAGGAAGAGACGACGGACATTGATGCGATCAAAAGCAGATGGTGAAGCGAGAGCAGTCTTATCACCGAAGAGGACAATACCCTGACCAGGCAGGCTGGTGATGGGGTTGACGCGGTTCTGATAGAGTTCGTCTCTTTCAGACTTCTTAGGTGAGTAAGCCAGTTTAATAGCGTTACGGATACCACCACGGTTCAGTCCAGCAGGGGAGAACCAGGGGTCACCGTTAGCAGTGGTAGAAGCGCAGAGACCTGCGACGTCACCGTTACATGCGACCCAACGATACTTATCGCTGAATCTATCGTACATGTACTTATAACCACTGTCGAATACAGTGTAAGAGTTGCTAGCAACTGAGTCGAAGAAATTGACGATGTTGGAGGTTTGAGTAGCGCTATCGCTTACACCAACAACGGCACCCTTGTGAGGTGACACAAATGCCATACAATCTTTACGAGATGTTACGATACTGACAAGTTTGTTAACCTTTGCCAGGGACTCTGTTTCGTTAGCACCCGAACCACCCATGATCAGATAATCAATCTGAGTAGTTTCAGGGTCAGAGAAGAGATCGTAACCAGCGAGGATCTCACCCTGAGTAAGAGTGAAGTCATCTACGCCACCAGTCAAGCTGTACTGGACATGACCCAGGACGTCGAAGGTAGTACCAACAACGGAACCAAGGTTACCAGCAGTTGTAGTAGGAGCGTTAGCGGAGATGTCCCATACAGACTCCTCGTGCTTACCCCAGTAGATGTAAGAAGAACCGTTCAGGATTCTCTCGGGGTAGTAGTTTTGAGCACCTTCGGTAGTCTTACCGTCGGATGCTTTGGACAGGTAGGTCAGCTTCTCAAGGACTGTGTTAGGGTTACCTGTTACAGCACCTGTAGAATCGTAAACAACTACATGCATTTCGTCGAAGGCACCGCCGCGATCAGCAGCATAAGGTGAAGTGCCAGGACGAGGAGCGATCTGATTCCACTTGAGACCAGTGAAAACTTCTTGCTCGTTGTACCAAACTTTGACAGAAGAGATATCTACATCAGGAGTTCCATCTTCCAGAACGTCACCACCATTAGCAGAAGGTGTCCAAGCACCACCTGTTGTCCAGATGATAGACATTCTTCTTGTGGTAGCATCCCAGGAGTGGATGTAAGCAGACTTAGTACCAGCAACGTTTTGGATGGCAGTACCAGGAGTAACAGCACCGTTAGGTACAGAATCCAGATACAGGTTTTGGTCAGCACCACGGTCGATAACAGCAACCTTAATTGAGTTACCTTGTGCGCCAGCAGTACGTGCCGCCCATTCCCAGGTCATGCTGCCTGTGTAATATGCGCCTTCGTATGCTACAGAATTATCAATGCGGAGTGATGCTTGCCCGCCTACAGATGAATTGGTGAGTGTGGATCCAGCAGCTCTGACAACATCCAGGACACCACCATAAGCAAGGAAGCTGGAAGCAGCAAACCATGTCTCATAGTTGTCGTCGGTGGGTGCTCCAAAGCGGTCGAGAAGCTCGGACTCGGAGGTTACTCTAGTTGGGGTATTCGTAGGTCCTCTGCTAAAGGCACCTGCGATTGCTCCAACGTTAACCTGAACGGTCTCGATGGATCCAAGAGTCAGATCCTTCTCTTGGATCGCTACTCCTGGTGAGAGAAGCGTGCTAGCCATGCGTGGTACTCCTGATGAAAGATTTCAATTTGTCTAATATTATTTAGAAAAACTCGTCTTTTCATCGATAGTCCCACATGAAGCTCCGATCCCCGTACTCATCTAGGTTATAACGCGCATCACCATCGTTCATATCTGCGGACCACACGGTACCATCCGTGTCAACGATGCTCTCGTCTCCTAGTCCGTCCACGATAAAACCAAACGGAGCCATGTCCTGTTCGATCTGGTTCTTTTGCTCTTCGTAAATGCGCCGACGGATATCCTGATCCGTCATCTCTTTGAAATATTCCTGCTGTACCAACCATGAGAAAATGACAAGACACATCACCAAGTCATCATGGTGACCCTCGTCTGCTTCAAATGATTGTTTGTTCTGAATGAATGTAGTTAGTTCTGAGATGATGTTGTAGTCTCTGACTACCAGTTTGTCATCTTCAATCAATGTCTTGAGGTTAGAGCACCCCTGAGCTTTCACAACCTTGGACATCTTCACGCCCATCTGTGTCTTACCACCAGAGAATCCTTGTCCAACCATCTGCCCTGCGCGTCCACGCATAGCACACATGAGAACATTATCATACTCCAGATCATAGTGGAGCATTGATGCTACTGCCTCACCGATGTCATTTACTTCGATGAGTGTGTGAGCTCTATTGTACATCGTTGCTACGTTAAGGATAACGTTCGGTAGCAACATTGGTCTTATGTCGTGGTCTCTGTATTTTGCGACAAGAGTCCAGGGCGCAGTAGTGATATCAATAACCACGAAAGCGCTATAGTCCTGAGCGAGACCGCGACTAACGTCAACACAAACAATATAATCGTGATTATCTCTTGGAGATTCGTATACATCTAGACCCGCGTTAGATTGGATTGGGTCATCGTATGAAAGAATTCTAAGTTTGGCAGGAGCGATGAGTGTATCCACCGACCCCAGAAACTCACACTCGAATTCTTGGGTGAACTGTCTTTCTGACGTGTTCGCAATAGTGGTCTTCTTCCATTCAGCATCCCTACCTGGGACTTCTGACCAGTGGACCTCTGACCATATATAGCCGTTCCTATCCTTCTGTGCGTCAACCCACAACTTATAGAAGTGGTTCATCCCATTCGGCGTCGAGATGATGATGACTTTTGTTGATTTACCAGAAGTAATAGTAGGATAAACAGAGGCAAAGAATTGCTCTGCGATATGGTTTGGAATAAACGCGAACTCGTCGAGGAAGATGATATTAAACGACATGCCTCGGACAGCAGACGCAGATGTAGAAGCTGCCAGTATCTTACTGCCATTTTCAAGTTCCATTGAACCTTTATTATACACCACAATTCCCTGTTGCATCCACAACGGGAGTTGTTCGTACGCCAACTGTAGCCTTCCCAACAGGTCACGTGCCGTAGACAGTTTGTTTGCCAGGATACCAATGTTCACGTTGTCATTGAACAACGCATAGTGAAGTAGGTATGACACACAGGTGGTAGACTTACCAGTCTGTCGTGGCAGTTTAGCAATATTAAATCTGTGATCGTGGAAGTTCTGGATGAGCTTCTTCTGGAAGTCCCACATCTTGAACGGCACGACACCTTCGTCAAGAGAGATAATCTTGACGTAGTTCATCGCGAAGTATACAGGATCCTCCTTACACTTCAGATATTCTTTAATTTGTTCTTCAGTGAACTCAATCGGCGTCCCAACCTTTTTGAGGTTAGGGTTGCCGAGGTAACTATCAGCGGACATTAACTAGATGCTCTATACGTAAAATCAAGGAAGATGGTACCGAGACCGATAGCGCAGTTGCTAGAAGTAATAATAGATCCGCGCTGATAGTCAGCGTTCAAACCTTGGAGAACAACCCACTGATCTTGAGATCCTTTGTGGGAGATGATCATATCTCTAGAGTCATCCAAGAATTGTGTCTGTGCTGTGTTCAGGAAGTGACCAGAATCGTTCTCCATGATGACACGCATAATAGCGTTGTCAGCACAAGAGATAGCAGGTTCAAAGGGAAGAGGCAATCTCAGTTCACCACCAATCAGTGTGTTGTCAATGATGTTGACAATCATCTTGGCATGAACGTGTACCATTCTACCAACCTTGGTGTAGTAACCAGTGGAGTTAGTAGACATACCCGCTCTGTTTGTGTTAGCGAAGTATGGAGTAGCAGCGTAAGAACCTTCTTCGTAGTGATCCAGAACCTCATAGGTAGCACCACCCAGAGCAGTCTGGTTACTAAAGTCAATACCTTTTTCTGCTTGGAGCTTGAAGTTACCAGCAGAGTTAATCCTTGCTGCCTCAGTTAGTGTGCCACTCTGAGTAGTGAAGAACTTAATAGCACCACCCTCTGAGAGGTTAGAAGTTCCCTCAACCTCAGAGATGATGGCAGAATATGTGACGTTAGCATTGTTAAGACCGTTTCTACCACGGAAGTCAATACGACCAGGCTGGTGTCCAACACCAATCGTACCCGACTTGTAGAGAACAAGGTCAGGAGCAGTAGTAGAAGAGTTTGTCTCGTTCTCAATAATGATCTGGTCAGTGGTGTCATTACCCTTGACGTGGAATTGACCAGCAGGTTCATCGATACCCAAACCAACCAACTTACCCTTGAGGGTCATGGTGTTTACCAGGGCACCACCATCAGAACACTGGAGGAACAAACGTCCACGTTCTGAACCAGCAGATACAAGTTCTGCCTCAGCAAGAATACCAGCATATGAAACATCATTGCTGTATGTGGAATCCTGACTGTTGAACAAGAAGCGACCGATCAGGTCATTGTTTGCTACGCTGGTAGTATCTCTTTGGAGAATGAAGTCTGGACCAACGTTAGCACCGTTGTCAGCATAGGTAATACCAGAAGTCTGTGCGTTGACTTCGAGTGTACCTGTGACATTGATATTTGTAGAAGCAAAACTAATATAGTTATCGTTTACTTCAAAGTTAGGTGTACCACTATTATCAGTGTCTACCTCAAAGGAAAGCTTACTTGCGGCAACGCCACGCTTTCTCCAACCAAACTGACCAACGGTAGAACCACCGTTGTTTCTAAATTCAATATGACCCAGGTCATTACCATCGGCAATAATAGTATTGTTGGTAAAGTCAATACCTGTGTGACGGAATGCGATCTGTCCTGCGGAGTTGACAGTACCAGTGTTGTCAGTGTTGTTGAGGATCAGAGCTCTGGTATCAGCACCAGAGAATGTACCAGCAGCAAAGTTGACTGATGCGTTAGTAGCAACGTCTTGACCAATGGAGAACTCACCAGCTACGCTATCGTAAGTTACACCTGTGCCACCAGAGAAGTGAACTCTAGTCTCAGCAGGTGAAGAACCAGTGAAGGTAAAGATACCAGTACCAGAATCGTAAGCAAGTGAACCATCTCCACCGACGTCACTTACTGAAACATGAGCACGTACTTCAGCTGCTGAAGGTCCAGTGTATGTAAAGGCTCCTGTGCTACTATCGTAAGCAAAAGAACCATCTCCACCAGAGTCAACCGCACTAACAGCGGCTCTAGCGCGAGCATCGGTGAAGTAGATATTTGTCGTGCCTTCATTTACATCATCAGTATCAAACTCACTAAAATCAACAGACAGAGTGAGGGAATCAGCGCCATCATTGTAAGACTTCGTAATACCTGTACCACCTTGTAGCAGGACACTAACGCGGTCATCGACACGCTCGTTAGTGTAGAAAAGGTTGGTTGGTGTAACAGATGCCTCAGCAATATCATCCAAGTCTAAGGTGATATCGGCACTACCGTTAAAGGAGACACCGTTAATTGTTCTGGCAGTCTGTAGTGTGGTTGCTGTATCAGCATTACCAGTCAGAGGACCAGTGATACCAGCAAACTGTACACTGTCAGATGTACCTACTGCTTGACCGATAGAGATCACTCCACCAGAGAATCCAACACCTGTGCCAGCAGAAAGATGCGCTCTTACCTCAGTAGCACTAGGACCAGTGTATGTAATTACACCAGTGCCACTGTCATAAGCGAGAGATCCATCACCACCAGAATCAGTAACACTTACTGCTGCTCTTGCGCGAGCGTCAGTGAAGTAGATATTTGTAGGTGTGCCAGACTCCTGTACGTTATCTGTGACAAGAGTGATGTTCTGAGAACCATTAAAGGATACACCACTAATGTCTCTAGCAGTCTCTAACGTGGTTGCTGTATCAGCATTACCAGTCAGAGCTCCCGTAATAGAAGTAATATTGGCAGCATCACCGTAGATGTTTGCCCAACGTATGGTAGCTGAACCGAGATCCCAAGAACTGTCGGCGCTAGGATATACGTGCTGATTGAAAGTCCAGGCGTCATTAGTATTGGACCAGGTGATAAGTTTGTCAGTCGCTCCCTTCAGAACGATCCCGCCCCCGTTAGCTGTCGCATCTGTCGGAGTCGCGACGGTTCCCAGTTCAATAGTAATGTCATCGACCTGAACAGTGGTCGAATTAATAGTTGTTGTGGTACCCTGAACATCAAGGTTACCAGTAACAGTTAGATCATTGCCGATAGTTACATCGTTCGGCAATGAGAAAGTCATCTCATTGTCGTTAGTGTAAGCAACAGTGATCTGGTTTGCTGTGCCAGCAAACTTAACATCATCCAGAACAGAGTAGGAAGATGTCAGTCTAAGAAGCGCACCACCCGTAGTGGTTACAGCGCGGATATCATATTCAGTACCGATGGAACTAGCACCACCACCAACGTCAAAGTTTCTGACAACACCGTCCGTGCCCTTCAGCTTCATGGTCAGAACAGTGTTCGATGTTGCTTCGAGAACAACATCACCGTTCTGAGAAGGGGTTACGGTAGTAGGGGGTCTGAGGAGATTTGGTGCCTCCTCGGGTAATCTGCGAATTGTCAGGGACATTACTGAGAGGCAGTCTGTTTTCTATGTGTATTTAGCTTCAACCAATCCGCGCAGGTATCGAAGTCATCGAAAAACACTGTGCGTCCATCGAAGCAGGTATAAAATTTGTTCAGGTAAGAGTCGTAAGAAATCCAATCTTCGACGTCATCCTTATGGTCTTCAGCGACTTGCTCGCGATACCATTGTGGGTTATCAATAATCTCATCTCTGAGATCTTCAATGATGTGTAGACGATCCTCTGGGACTTCACTCATAAGACAAACCTTATGTACATGTCTATATTTAGTCCTGTTCTTCTAGGTCTGTAATTCTTTCAGATCTTTTTGCCCAGGTATCACCACCATCCATACCTCTCGATGGATTGATACACTGCTCATCACCAAAGTCATTACATACTAATCCAGCGAGATCAAGCTCACTGGTATCAGAGGTATTTCCTGTACGCCAATAATGCTTACCGTTTACCCAGGTAGCACCACACTTATTACAAATCTTTGTGCTCAATGTCTCGGAGGAACTCTCCATAATCTTTCTCCATCTGTTTCTTGAGAACTTTTAATTGTCGTTCTAGTTTCTTTCTTAAAAAATAAGATCGAATCTTGACAACTCCATATCTAAGCTCCAAGTCAATATACTGGAACAACCGTATAGTCTCATCAAATCCTGCGAACAGGAAAAGGGCGAGAACAATAACGATTATATAAAGACTAGCTTCCATAAGAGTAGGATTCAAACGCTAAGAACGCAGGTACATCCTTGATCTTCTCTGTCTCCAGATAAGAAATGATGCGACAACCTGGATATATCTTAGACGCTTGAGTCTGAATGTCAACTCTTTGGGGTTTGTTGAGCTTAGGGAAAAATAGCTGGACGCGGTACATCCGCCCACGCCAGACAAGCTCAACGTGATAATACTTGCCGTACTCGTTAAGACGCGCTGCCATCAGGCGACCATCGCGCTAACTTCTGTACAGTGAACGTCAGAACCGTTACTACCATCAGGATAGACAGCATACTTAACGGAGTTTCTTAATTCGGCAGTGCCAGTGAAAGCAGCGAAAGAAGAACCATCAACGTTCAGTGAGATAGTGCTAGGGGTTACAGCGCTAACAGTTGCGTGAGTAACATTGTAATCACCAACAGCAGCACCACTAACAGTTACAGCATCGCCAACACGAAACTCGTTATGTACACCACCTTCTCTAGCAAGGGTGGCAACGATCGGGTTAGCAGCAGTAGCAGCAGTGATCAATTCTCTTCTAGGAGCTTCATGCTTAACCAGAACAGACTCACCTGCGGTAACATGAAGACCACCAGTGCTAGCATCAGGGTTAGCACCGAGAGCGATCTGACATGAGTCCTTACCAGATGCTACCGAAAAGCGGTAGATGCCAGTAGCGACTGTCATTGCGCCAGACAGTGTGTTTGCTTGACTGTTCACACTAACAGTAGGTCTGTAAGCAGCAGCCTTAAGAATAGGACCAGACATAATTTTTTAGTAAGTTTTCCCTGTCTTATTTATTCTTGGAAGCATCCTTCAGCATCTTCTGTAGATCTGCTGTGCTTCCAACGAACAATGCGTTTGTGACGTTAGTAGGTCCACGCTTGGACTCTTCCTTGACGTCTTTTGTTTTCTTTTGGAGATCCATCAGTTTATCTGTGGTATCTGCCACGTGCTTGATCAACTGACCAGCAACTTCATATGCTCTTGGATGATCGGATGACATAGCAACATCGAGCGCACCGCTGATAGCTTCTTGTCCTTTCTCAATCAGATTGTAGAGTTGTGCTCTACTGTACTCATGGTCATCGTCAACCTGATCCTTCACCTTTGGTGGTGGGGCAGGTTTGCTAGGTTCGACCTTTGAGATTTCACTCACAGTCTCGAACGCTTCGTCTAGTCCGTCAAACTTATCCATAGAAAGATGTCATCTCATTGAATCCAAAGTCATCGCCGCTATCGAGCAGAGCGTCATCGCTAGCATTGACGATATCGATTACAGAACCAGCAGCATGATCCGACTTCGTAGTAGAATTAGCACCACGGGTTACTGTGATACTTGTAGCATCAGGCTTGGTCTTAACCTTCATGACCTCATTGTTGATCTCGATGAGGTCACCAATACTGAAGACTGTGCTGTCAGTAACTTCTAGAGTAGCAAAGCGCTTGTCTATATCTTTGGTAAGGTTGAGACCTGATCCATCGGCATCCTGATCTCTGAGTGCTTTTGGTGTAACCTGATACTGTACTCTGCGTGGAGCAACTTCGCGATTGACACCAGTCTTGTAATCGACCTTTGCTTTTTTGATAGGAGCACCAGTCTGAGAAGGACCGAATACATATGTCTTCATAGTGAAAGACATATCTACTGTAGTTAGTCTTCTCTGAGTGAAGTCTCCTTCGTAGTCATCGGTATAGTTGATAGTATTCATGACGATGGGAACGTCACGATACTCTTTGAGTGCTTCCACAATGTTTACCGTCACGTTGTAAGACGGTTGGAAGAACGGCATGATCTGCTCAGCAATCTCTAGAGCTTCGTCATTCGTCTTCGAGAGAATAGAAAGCGAGAACTCTAGATTGTAAGGTACAGGAGTGTACATCTTACGAACAGCATTGTTGCCATCTGCCTTGAGTTCCAAGGTAACAGGACTGAGTTTTCTAGTGGCATCATAAGAGATACCAGTCAACTCAAATGCGATACGTGGCAGAGTGATGGCAACTTTCTTGTTCAGCTCAGGTTGCTGCTCAAGTCTTGCCAAGAACTTCTGCTTAGGTCCATACGCCAAAGGCACCTTCATTTTACTGTAGGTGCTACCATCTGAGTTCTCGCGTCGAACTTCGATATTGTTAAAGATCGTGCCGAAAGCGATAACGCATTTACGGATTACTTTATTGTATGTGTACCCAGTGTTTAACATTTTATGTCGCTATACCAAATGGATTGGACTCAGTGAAGTCTAGAATGTCGTCTGCTTCAGTTTCAAACTCAACATTGTCATAATATTTATCATCCGTAGAGTCAATAGGATCAAAACTATGTATAGTTACGGTTGCTCCACTGGTAGAACCCATCAACAATTCTCCAACTAGGAAGTCTCCTGTTGGATTCTTAAGCTTCAACCATCCTTCTCCATCGTTCCAATCAGCAAGCATAGCAGTATTGCTAGTGCTACCCCCAGTAACAGACTCGCCATCTTTGAAAGTACCTTGTAATCCAGCAGGAACAGTTTCAATATCAAGAGATGCTGTAGTGTATCCAGAACCAGGACTGGTCACTACAAGTTTTTCTACTTGTGTATATCCAGAACCCTCATTAGAGATTTCAACCTTTGTGAGACTTCCGTTAGAATCGAAAGTAGGTATAACCGACGGACTGTTGCCACCGAATGGAGGGTCGGTAAATTGAATATAGGATCTTGTAGCATCGTATCCCTGTCCACCATCTACAATAGTAAGTTTGTTTAGTTTACCTTGTACAATAGATGGTACAAGAACTGCGGGTTTGACTGGTGTAGATCCACCAACCGAAACACCGATCATATCAGCACGAACTGTAGCACCGTTGCCATCACCATTTACAGTGACATTAGGGGTAAAGTTATAACTTTTTCCGTTAGTAGTTACGATAGCTTGGTCCACAGTACCACTGTCAAGGCTAACAGTACCAGCAGCAGATGTACCGCTAGAGGTAAGATAGTAGTATTTGACAGTGTATCCTGTATCAATGAGTTCCTCGTCTCCCTCAAAGATGTCTCCTTGTTCGTCGGAGTATTCAAAGAGCTCACACTTGAGTTTGTATGTGTAGTTCTTTCCGAGTTGGTAGAATGGTTCTTCATGCTCAACGTACTTGATCTCAAAGTAGTTTGCTGTCAGTGGGAACCAGATAAGGTCACCCTCCTGAGGACGTTCTCCAATCTCAACTTCTTTGTCTTCTAGAAGGAACTGAGCGATAAGGTCAGAGAATCTCTGCTGTGATATGACCAATGTTACTTCATCTGACTGACGAATGCCGAACTTTGTCAGTAGATCACCACCACCTTGGAACCCATCAAAGTTCTCCATGTACGCTTCAATGAGATAAGAGTCATCAAACTCGGAGATGATCTCTTCATTAAATACGCCATCCTTCCTCACAAGCTGCCTGGGGATGTATAACACATCCATACCAAACATCTTGATATACTCTTCAACCAGACCTTGCTGAAGGAACTGTTCGTTGCGAGTGCCGTGAGTAAAGAAAACGTTTCTCATCCGATCATGTCAAGCGGTGGGATTTCGTACATATCAATCATCGAGTCCTCAAGTTTCTGGACTTCGTTATTACCATCTTCATACAACTCTCTACCATTGAGAGTGATACCACCAGGTAGCTGAGCACCTTGGAACTTAATGAGGTTCTGTCCCCACTGTCTCTTAAGCAGCGCAGTAGTATATCTCTTCAACCAGGGATCGTTATAGACACCAGCATAATCAGAAGGATCTATTGCTCTGTAGCAATCAAAGATAATGTAATCGCCGTCAAGTACATCAGACTTAAAGTCCAGATCCATATACAGACGGTTGCCTCTCAGATTATATCTGATCTGCTTTTGTCCTTCCAGCAGGAAGTAGATATCTTCCAATCTACGGTTGACCATTTCATAGGTCAAGATCTCAGTCTGTGTAAGATCCCACAGATCATTGAGTCTCCACTGGTAGCGGACATCAAAAAGGTTTGTAGTGTTCTTCGACGTGAAGTCAAAGATCTTGATCACAGAGATGATGTGATCAGGTACAGTAATATAGTTGTTCTGAGTTTCAAAAGTTTTGCCACCTACAGTCTCTGAGGTGTCAGTCGTCATCGCATCGATGGTAGTCTGATCAAACTGGAACTTCAGGAATGTCCTGATGTATCCGTCCATGTGACGCTCATTGTAATACTGAATGGCGTCATCGACGAGATCATCAATCTGATCATCGTCAACATTGATCTCCAGCACAGGAGCGCCAAGCTTCCTGAGGGAGTAATCAATAAGTTGTTCTCGTGTTGCTGGTTTTGCCATTAGATTGTATCAACGTTGAATCTCACGCGGACATAATATGTAGTTGTAGGTAACGTGGTAACGTCACCTGGCAGGGTGTAAGAAACTAAGTTGGTAGAGTTTCCGAGTGACTGGTGCTCCACATCAGTGAAAGTATTAGTTCTAGAGAACTGCCAGTCAGAAGATACATGCCCATAACCACTCTTAATTGCTGGTGACAATACAGAGATAGTTGGGTTGAAAGCAGGTGTAATAACCTGAATCTCAGGTTGATCTACTACAGGAGTAGTGAACTGTACTGGTGTTGAGTAGTTAGAAGTCAGATCATTCTGGTCTTTGAACTTAACCTGTACACTATAAGTTGTATCAAAATCTAGAGTACCTGCTGGTACAGTGAATGTAGTCAGATTGTTAGGATCACCAGCAGACAAGTCAGGAACTGTGATGGTGCTAGTATCATATACAACAGTGTTGTCAGATACTTTCTTGATCAACCAGAAAGACTTGGCGTGAGTAGATCCAGCATACTGAGATACAAAGGCAGATGATGTAGCAGTAGGTTGTCTGTTGAATGCCAAACCAGTATCAGTATCAGTATTGACATTCATTGAAGTCGGAGCTTCAACAAACTCAGACTCATTAACTGTCAAAGTAGCAGCGTCAGACGTTACCGAGATAGCGTTAGAGTTGCTAAGTACACAGCGATACTGCCTACCCACTGTTGGGAATGGCATGTTCGGTGTTTGATATGAAGCGTTTGTTGCTCCACCAATGTTACCCCAGTTTCCACCATTGTCAGTAGACAGTTGCCACTGATAGTTCAGAGTGCCACTGGTTATAGCAGCAGTAATATTATATGTTGCTCTGTTACCCTCAATGATTGTTTGTGGTTGGGGTTGAACTGAGATGGTGATGACTCTGTTGACAGTCAGTTCAGCATAAGAAGATGTCAGAGGAGCCTGAGCACCAACCAAAGACAGAACGCAACGATAACGATCAGCATTATCATCAACATACACCAGAGTAGGTGTGGTGTAACTAGCATTTGTAGCACCACCAACAGGTGTGTAGTTTGCTACGTTGGTAGATTCTGCCTTCTCCCACTGGTAAGTATGTGTGCCACTGGAAGTAGTTCCAGCAACAGTAAACGTAGCAGTACCACCCTCATTTCCAATCTGGTTAGAAGGTTGAGTGCTAACAGTATGAGTTCTGTATACAGTTAGGAGTGCTGCTCCAGTGTATACTTCAGTATCAGCACCAACAGCATCGATCTTACAACGATAACGATCATCATGATCATTGGCATAAGTTAGTGCTGGAGTAGTGTAAGAACTAGATGTAGCACCACCAATATCTGACCAGCTACCTCCCTGATTATCAGATCTCTGCCACTGGAATGTTACTGATGGTGTGTGGTCTGAGAGGATTTGTTCAAATAGACGTTGTTGTTCAGGGTCATCAAATTGATTGCCCTGCTGTGGAGTGATCCAAGAGCTAATACCGAAGGAGCTATGAATAGCGCCAGTGATACCAGAGTTCTGAGCTGTACCATTACATGTAAATGTCGCAGTTCCTAATTCATCCGCTGTTTGGTCTGTAGGATCTAAAGTTACAGAGACTTGTACAGTCTCTACCTGTAAGACCGCTGCGTTTGAAATTACATTAGCAGCACCAGGGGCAGAAACAAATACACGATACTGATACTCATCCATCGAAGCGGTGAGTGTTGGAGTCGTGTAGTCAGCAGATGTAGCACCGCCGATGTTTGACCAACTGGTTCCATCGTCGATAGATTGTTGCCACTGGAATGTAACGTCACTGTTGTCTCCGTCAGAGAGACTAGCAGCTACAGTGAAAGTTCTTGTTCCACCTACAGAACCTGTCTGGTCTGTTGGTTGCGTATTGATAGTAACCGTTCTAGTAACAGTCAGAATTACTGTTGTAGATTCTACAGCAGCAGCTCCGACAGCTGTCAGAGAGCACTTGAGACGGTCATCGTTATCAAAGTTAGTTCCAGTAATTCCATCGCCACTATCGTAGGTGGTTGCCGATGTTGTATAGGCAGGTGATGTAGCACCCGAAATAGTACCAAATGTGGAAGGAGCTGAACCATCTGCTTTACTCCATTGATAGTTTGGAACAGTTCCATCTACAATAGCAGCAACCAGAGTGAATGTGGCAGCAGCAGGAGCAACTACACTTTGACTACTCGGTTGTGATGAGATTCTAATAACTCTGAATACCGTAAGAGTTACCGCATTCGTTACAGCATCTAGTGGCGCTGTTGATGAACCACATACACAGCGATATTGGTAATCGTTATATCCATAGTTACCAACAACTGTCAGAGTATCAGTAGTCTCTCCGCTATGATCGGCAAGACCAGAGATGTCTGCCCAGTTGGAACCACCATCTGTACTAAATTGCCACTGGAAAGTTACCGTAGAACTGTCAGATGTTGTAGCAGTTACAGGTCCAAATGTTGCGTTACCTGTACCAGCTTCAATGTTAGCATCTGAGGGTTGACCTGTGATGTTAACAAGAACACCAGTTCCGTTGGTATCAAAACTATATGCTTGAGATTCACCTGTAGTCAGTTCAGTGACTGTAATATTATAAGTTGTGTCATTATAGCTGGAAGTTACGGTACCAGTCAGAACACCAGTAGATGTGCTGAATGTAAGTCCACTACCAGAAAGACTGCTACCACTAAGACTATATGATCTACCAGAGAAGTTTTCGTTGGCATAGGATACAACAGTGTTGATGCCCAACTGGAGGTTTACATTTTCTCCATTGTCAAAACCATCGCCGCCACTACTAATATCACCAGCAGCTCTATGCCAGGTAATAGTTTTTGGAATGAATGGTGTGAAAGCACCACGAACCTTAGACTTAACTGATGGATATGTGAGGTGTTGGAAGTCTACACCAGTGTCAACAGGGATTTGTCTGATTGCTCTACCACTGTGAGTAGATTCTTCACTATCAAGTTCAGCGTACAGAGCTACACTACCATACGTAGGACCATCAGTCTCTTCATGGGTATCAGAAATGATACACATGTAGCAGTTATCTCCACCGCCACCTGAAGAAGTACCAGTAGCAGCGTTGGTTACTTGGAATGTGACTGTATTGTTGGCAGCATCCTGTGCTGTGATGTCTTGCCAAACAGCAGTAGCATCAACTAGGTTAACACCACCAACACTATTGTCTGGGTTCTGGACATAGATAGCACCCTCCATATTGGGGTGAGCAGAGCACTGATAATAGTAAGTGCCTACAGGAACATTAGTTGTGTCCCAGATAATATCACCAGATGTAGCACCCTGGTTGGTTACGCCTGTATTATAAGCGTTGTTTGTACCAGAAGAACCCTGAGTGTCTTTGATATAGAACGGGTGAGCGTTCAGCTGATTGTCAAAGGTGATGGTGTCACCTTTATTAATATAGATGGCAGGATCATCTGTACTAGAAGTAGTACCATTTCTATCGGTACCATTCATAGTATAGTGCTGGGAAGAGGGAGCACCAGTAATATCCCAACTATATGATGCGGCAGTAGTTTGAAGAGTTCCAAGTCTAAGCTGAATCTTCTTACCAATGTTGTTCAGGAAGACTGAGGAATCTGATGCCTCAAACTTGACTTTGATATCTCTACTAGCTGCTGTAGTGATAAAAGGATTGCTAGGGAGTTTATACTCAATAGCAGTATTGGTAGGATAACCTTCGTGACTTGTAGCACTGAACGTACCAACAGAACCAGACTGTCTGATAAAGTTCTTAGACAGTTGTGTAAGGTTAGAAGTTCCGAGGTTGTAGTTGTTATTGGCAACCCACTGGGTCATGATACCAGCAACAACAGGACCAGAGAATGAGGTACCTGAAATGTTTACGTAGTTACCAGTGCTAGTGTATGGAGTGTTAGCAGTCCAGTCATATGCTGGAACGGTGAGGTGCTGACCAGGAGCAACTGTAGTACAAGCAGAACCATAGTTAGAGAAGTCTGCCCAACGGTCATTATAGTCAGAAGCACCAACAACAATAGAGTTGATGTTGACATCTACAGTGTTGACATCTCCATCACTGTATCCTGAGGATCTGGCACCAGCAACAAATCTAGTTTGGAGAGGTCCAAGGAAGTTGTTACTAGAGTTCTTGAATCCATTACCAGCAGATCTAACAAGAATGATATTGTTATCTACAACTTCTTTCTCGGTCTCGTCATAGAGTTCAACGTCAAAACCAGAATCAGCTCCTGGTTCGTTGAGTTCAACGTATGGGAAAGATCCACTAGGCTGTGTAGGACCAAACGATGCGTTGATGACAGCAGGTCTAGTATTACCTTTGTAGTTTGCGTTACCTGAATCATTGTGATCAATGACTGCCTGGTAAGCATTCATGATACCTGAAAGAGATCCGCTACCAGCAGAAGAGAAGCACTTCAGTGCGTAGAACTTCGCTTGTCTAGCGAGACCAGTTTTGATACCACCAATGATATTGGCACACTGCGTACCGTGACCATTATCATCTTCATTACTGTTCGATTCGCTGCCAACAGTATATCCAGAGTTATATCCTGTTACTTCATAGACTCTGTATGCCTGCTGTTCAGACAAACCATTAAGGTCAGTTACATTATCATATGAGTAAAGCTCAGGGTGAAGACCTGCGTTGTTACCAGTAGGACGACTAGCACCTCTGATGCCAGTATCCAGAACGTAGACGTCTACACCGTCGCCTTCTTCATTTGTATTGTAAGATCCGTTCATGAAAGAACGGTTCTGCTTTGTAATTCTGTCAAGATACCAGAAGTCATGAACGCACAGCTTACCAAATCTGGAAGGTGTGTCGTTATAGTCTCCGTATCTTTCGTAGTTTGCGTTGTACCAATACAGTATAGACGGAGTTGTAGCACTGATTGTAATACGTGTATAGGCACCAGACTGACCAGGTGTGCCGTTAACAGTTACATCGGATGTGTATGCTACACCACCACCGAATGTTCCGTCAGGAGTCAGAGAGAATCTGAACGGGTGACCAGCGTTAGAGGAGTCGGACTGATCAAAAGTATATGTACCACCTTGTAGGAATCCACTGTATGTGCTGATCCTACTGTATGAACCACCCTGAGTATTTGAAATTACAAACCTGTCACCAGCAGTAAACGTCTGAACTTTTACGTATAGAGTACCACCACCTGAGGTTGTCAGGATACGAGTATTCTTTACTTCATCTACTTCAGAAGATACTTCCGTAATCGTATCACCAGAGAACTCTACGTTCTGTACACCTTCTTCTGTAACTGGTTGGAGATGAAACTCCTTGTCATACGTTGCCCCAGCAACAATATCCATGCCGCGAATAGCATCAATCTGAGATTGATCTTTATCTTCGCAGGTGAACTGTAGGGTTTTGAATGATCTAAAAGATCTTACGAACTCTAAATAAGTATGCTGACCAAGAATTGTACTCTTAGCATCATCCAGATCTGGAGTAGTGACCTTAACTAACAGGGTTGCCATGTATTCGCAGCTGGTCAGTGTTATCCTCTTTTGTATTTATACCCTAATGTCGCTAAGAGATAGACAAGCTCCTGTAGGAGAATACAGAAACAGAGAGCACCTATATTCTAGAATCATCGCACCTTTCGATGGTAACCCTGAGACTATCCCCCATGAAGTAGGTGGTCAGTATGAGGGTAGAACCATTCGCGCTATCGGTGTTACCAAAAACATTTACGGGCACAGGTACTATCTCATTGTTTCAGGAGATAAGACCCATGCCCGTAATAGATTTGAATTTGATGAGAAACATGATCTTATTTCAACCAAGTTTCTCGGGTTAGAAGGAGATTAGTCTGCTACTACTTCGGCAGCAGGTTCAACTTCTTTCTCTGCCAAGCGGAGACCTTCGATAGCGCCTTGGAAGCGCAGGATCTGGTCTTCACGAGCTTTCAGTGCTTCTTTCAGCTCTGCCACTTCACTACGAACTTTAGACTGCTGTTCAGTAAAGTCCTTGATCATTTCTTCAATAGTCATTAGTCAGTCCTCTGGATACGAGATTCTTCTTTTAGAACTTGGGTGCGGATGATATCGATTGCTTCGCAAGCACCCTCAAGTTTGGTACACTTATTGCGAGCATCGTTGAGATCAGTCAGGTCAAGACGAGTCATGAGACTTGCGTTCTTTTCAAGTTCATCCTCGCGCTCCTTTACCTCCAGACGTGCTGCGGTAAGTTGAGCAACGAAGTCTTCCCAGACATCCTCAAATTCAATTTCTTTTGTCTCGGTTTCTTCGAGACCCATCCCTGCGGATTCAGGTGCGTCAGACATAGTTTTTCACTTCATCTTGGATGTGCTGTTCGCTCATGCTAAATGGTGTAGCAAGATACGGACGTGTGTCATACTTCAGGTCAGAGAACTCACCATCAGCATAGACATACTGGAGGAATGCTTGTACATGCTCCTGACCAGTGTATTTGTTTCGCCAGTGTGGGATAGCGGCACCGCTATACACTACCATATCCCCAGGTTCCAAGTCAACTCTGAGTTCTTGCCCTTTCCATCGGAAGAACAGACCCCAGTCATCATCCTTTGCTAGGTTGACGCTACAAGCAATCTCAGAACTGCGGCGATCAGTGTGCTCAACGAGCTCACTTCCATTATTATATATCCTACCATAAGAATAGGTAGGATGGAGTTCCGCTTTCAAGATATGTTCGAGTCTATCCTTGACGGCAAGACTCAAAGCCTCGAAGCAAAGGGGACCGTACCAAGAAAAGCATCCTGGTGCGGAAGGATCATTATAACCCTCATTACTGCCCATGGCAAGTAGGGAATCCCGCATGATACGGAACTCTCTGTATACGAAGTCCACCACGGGGTATGGAATAGCTTCTCGCCATACCTTAATGAGAGGGGATCTTGTAGTTTGCTCTGTCATAGGGTTGTCCATTTAGAATCCTTGGAT